GCTTCGTCCGCGTAAAAGTCGGCGAGCATGAACCCGACGATTCCGAGAGCATGGAATACCTCAGCCTGTGGCCCAAGGAACTGTTGTTCCTGAAAATCGTCGGCGGCAACGAGGTCCGCTGGAATCACTTCCGATGCGTCCGTGAGCCGCCGCCGTTTTGGCGGGCCTGCTGGCGCTCCATGGCGAGGAGTTCGGGCGGGAGGGTGTCCTGCTGCTCCACGGGGAGGTGGTATTGCGTGGCGACGTCCTTGAAGTTGTAGGCGATGGCGAGGGCCATCACATGGTCGTCGTGCTTGCCGCTCAAGGCCTGATCTTTGCCGTCCTTGGTCACGAAATTCCGCAGCTCGTCCATGATGTGCTCGGCGAAGACTTCCACGCCCTCGCCGGGCTCGTCGTAGTTCCGGATGGCGCGGGCAAGCTGCTCGATGATCCACCGCCGGGTGCCTTCCCCCTCCTGACCCCGGGTGAGGAAGCCGAACTTGCCGGTCTTTTTCCCGGCATCCTTGTCGGTGCTGGGCTTCTCGCGCTCGTAGACGTTGACGTTCTCCTTGCGCAGGATGGCAATGAGACCGGCGTCGAAGTTGGCCTCGGGGACGACGAGACAGTTGCCGTAGTAGGTGGACAACCGGATGACGTTTTCCGAGAGGGCTCCATCGATGGGAATGCGGCATTCCGGCTTGCTGCAGGCAACGACCCTCGGCTTGTGCCAGCGCCCGCCGGCCATGTAGCCGTCCCGCAGGACGACGATGGCGTGACAGTCCCGTTTGTCCTTCCCTTTGCGTTCCTTGTCCTCCTCGCCGCTCATGGTGTCCACGGCGATGACGTAGCGTCTACCGACCTCGGGCCGCTCGAAAAGCAGGAAATTGGCATCGGATTCGTCCGCCACGATGACGGGATTGTAAACCCGCCGGGTGGTGCCCTTCTGCTTTTCGAGCAGGAGATACTTGCGATCGTGGACCGTGGCCACGGCGGCCTCGTCCGTCATGACGCGGAGTCCACGGGGATTGAACCGGCTGGGGACGCTGGCCCGGAACCCATGCTCGGGGGTGGTGGGGAAATCGCGGTCGCGCTGGTCGGCGTCCTTCTGGCAGTCGTAGAAGGCCCAGCGCCAGAACTTGATGTGCTCCGGGGTGAGCTTGTATTTGGCCATCAGCTCGCGCTCGGTGGCCGCTTCCTCGGGGTTCGGTGCTCCCCGCCCGGCGAGGATGTCGGCCCGTTCCTGGGGTGTGACGGGCATCTGGCTATCGAAGCCGTAATACCAGGGCTCAAACACGCGAATCCAGCCGTTGCCCTCGATGCCCTGCTGGAAGTCCTCGAACTCAACACCATCCTGCCAGAGCTCAAAAAAGGCCCCACTGCCCCCGCGCACAGTGGTTTCCAGCACGCAGAAGGTGAGCGGGGAGCGGGGGACACCGTTGAGAATGCCGGTCAGAACATCGGAGGCATTGGCCACGCCTTCCTCGGTCCATCGGGCGACCTCGGTGCCAAGGAGGAAGGTCCACGTCCCTGAACGGGCGGGCTCTTTGCCGGCCATGGATTCATGCACCACCCGGCTGCCGGGGGTGCCGCCAGCGCCGTTGTGATAGGTGGCGCCAGTGGTGAGCACGTCACGGGCATGACCCCATGTGCAATGATCCCAACGCGCATAGGTGTTGTAGATCTCCCAGAGGTTTTTGACCTGCTTGTGCGCGCCCCCGATAATGAGGGCATCCATCATGAAGGTGTGGCAGGCCCAATCGAGCAGGCCCACGGTGCCGGTGCTGGCACCGGTCTGCCGCTTCTTATACACGAGGAGACGGATGGGCTTCTTGTTTGCCAGGCACCAGCGGACAATCTCGCAGATGCGACGCTGGAGCCAGCCGAGGCCGATGTCTTTCAGCCACACGAGACCGTCCTCACCCTTGGAGCGGTCCTTGACCTTGATGCGGCCGAATCCGGTCAGCCAGGCCTCGGGATCACGGCGGACGATGGCCGCGTTTAGCGCGTCCAGATCCTCGGCGGTGATGGTAATCTCGAAGCCGTCGCTCATCGGGGGTTAGTCAAGTCATGGAGCCGGTCATCAGTTCGCCGAGGTAGGTCGCCTTGTGCAGCCGGGTCAGGGTGCCACCTTGGGGCTTCAAGTGCTGCCTGATGTGTTCCTTCACGGTGGGGATGTCCTGACGGTCGGACACAAGGTGGCCGGTGAGGTGGGTGCGTTCTTCGTGGCTGGCAGCGCCGTCGGTGAACGAGGCATCATAGTCAACGGACCAGAGATGTTGGTAAGGGTTTTTCATGGTGGGGAAGATGCTTTGGCGTCGGCTTCATCGAGCAGGTTTCTGAACTGGGCACGGTAGGCCGGATTGGTGTGGAGCTGGCTGATGAAGGCGCCGAGATCCATCCGGCCCTTGTCTTTGACCTCGGCCCGCTGGTAGGGGGTTCCGATCTTGTATTTGAGAATGAGATCGAGGTATTTCACCCGGGTGGCATGGTCGGGAATGCTCACAATGTCGCCGTCCTGCTGGAAGGCTTTGACGGCGGCCAATCCCGATTCCAGCTCAATCATCAGGTTCTCGAAGGGGAACTTCGCTTCCAGATGCTGGAGCAATTGCAGGTTGAGCAGGTCCAGGGCGCGGGGATCACTGAGTGGCTTCGCTGGCGTCTGATGGGTTGCTCCAGTGGGCGGTGGAAGGGGGTAGTTCGGTGGCGGGGAGGCTGTCGTTCCCGGTAACGGATTGTCTCCTGCGCGCGCGTGCGAGTCACCGCCGGTAACGGGAGCGGCTTCGCTGGCGGGCAGGACGTCCACGGGCGTGATGGGGAGGATGGGATTCTGGGGGAGCATCCCCAAGCGGTCGATGCCTTCGGCGAGGTTCTTGTAGAGCTTTTCGGCCTTGCCACGACTGGGGCAGGCCCGTTTGCTGCCACTGGGGGAGTGGGCAACGACGTAGCGATCATCGCCGGCATCCGGGCCGTGGTCATACATGACGATCCAGCCGCCACACGGGGCTAGACATTCGCGAGCGCGATGATACCCCGGATCGTTCCCGAACGGATGGCGGGGCTTGCTGGGGGGTGGCTGAGGCATGGGTGTCTGACTATGACACAAAATTGTTGTGGTTGCAAAACCGTTACAGGCATTCGTGAGTTTTCGGCTATGAACGGGCTTTCGCAGGCGCAGCACCTTGCGCAGAATCTACCTTCTGGACAGCGGGAGCGCACCGGGCAGGAGCCCAAAGTCATCTTTCCGTCTGATCTGACTCTGACGCAGGAGCAGGAGCAACTGATGATGCAGAAGGCCAAGGTCTGGCTCGACAACCTGAGCCGTGATCTGGGCCGTCCCACGTTCGACTGCGCGAACCATGAACCGACGTGGAACGTGAACAACCTGAAGACGTCCCTGCCGTCCTTCATGGGGAAGCAGTATTTCGCCCATCTGATGTATCACGGGAAAGTGGACTGGCGGGCTTACATGGACGGCGGGGATTCGCTGTATGCCGACACAAACCTGCACATCCCGATGTCCCGCCGCATCCTGCAACAGCAGATTGCCCGGGCGATCAGCTATTACACGGGCACGGACCCGTGGTTTCAATGCTACGACAACGAGAACGACGAGCAGGATTTCACCGTCAAACTCGATCGCTGGCTGAAGCACGAGCTGGTGCAGGTCTCCGACCTCACGGCCGAGGTGAACACCGCGATCAATCTGGCCTTCATTCAGGGGCACACGGTGCTGAAGCCGGTGCATTTGCAGGATGTGGACTACTACGAGACGACGCGCAACGTGGTGATCGGTGCCGACGGTCAGCCCGTGCAAGCCCTCGATGGCAACTACATCTTTGATGACGATCTGTTCGTGCCGCTGCCACCCCCGCCCGCCGATCCTGCGGCGATGCCGGGCACGCAACCGGCGATGCCCATGGAGGCTGCCGCCCCAACGATGGTGCTGAAGCGGGACATGAAAACGCCGATGCCGCCCACGGGCGAGGGTGGTCGGCTGGTGTTCAAAAACGTCAAACTCTGGCGCAAGCTCGACAAGTTCAACGGGGTCAAATCGGGGTCCATTCACTACCTCGATTTCCTTTGCCCGCTGACGGCGCCTTCCATTGAAGAAGCGGAATGCTGCATCCATCTCTATGACCGGACGGTGGTTTCACTGGCCCACAAGTATCAGCAGGCATTGACCGGCAAAACGGTGTCCGAGATCCAGCCGATCATCAAAGAGTTGCTGGAAAAGATCATGCCCAACAGTTCGCCGGACACCGACGGCGCCGGGCAGAACGCGCCACGGGTGGAGAACGGCGAGACAACGCAGGGGATTGGCCGGGATCGCTCGGAGCCGATGGCGCATCTGGCTGAAGTCTGGATGCGCTACGATTTTGGCGACGGCTACGGGCCGAGGTCCATCATGCTGATCATGACCAAGGACGGCAACACGCCGATCTTTTACGACTACGCGGCGAACTGCACGCCGGACGGCAACCGCCCGTTCAAGGTGGTGCGCATCAACCCGGTGCCGGGTCGCTGGTATGGGCAGGGTCAGATGGAAGTGTTCGACAATTTGCAGCAGGCGGTGGACCTGCTCATCAACCGTTGGAACTTTGCGCAGACACGTTCGGGCAATGTGATACTGTGGAACCCGCAGAACACGATGGAAGGGAAAGACAACCCCCACCTCGAACTCAACAGCGGAGAGACCTACACCCCGCTACAGGGAAAGACGGCGGATGACATTCTGAAAAGCATCCCGCTCTATGACATCAAGAGCGAAGAGATCCAGAAGCTGCTGGAGTTCCTGATGCAGATCGCCATGAACATGAGCGGCATCTCGAACGTGAACGACGGGGCCATGACCGGTCTTGACACGGCAAAGCTGGCCACGGGCGTGCGGAACCTCGAACGGAGCGGGCAGGAACTGTTCGGCAAGTTCATCGCCGACCTGACCCCGGCGCTGCGGGCTCTGATTGAGGCCTGCGCGGACCTCGTGCTGACGAACATGGACCAGCCGCGACTCTTCCAGTTCTTCGAGGGCAAGGTGGGCCGATTGGGAACGATCACCCGCGACGAGGTGAAGAACGTGAACATCACGATCCGGCTGGAGCTCACGAAATACCACGGCGAGCAGGAAGTGGCCATGTCCACGGCAGCCATTGAGGCTGCGGAGAAGTTTTACCAGCAGCCGTTCGTCGTGCAGGAACGCACGGCGGACCTCTACCGCCAGAAGCTGCGCGGTTTCGGGGTGAAGAATCCCGATGAAATCATTGTGCCGACGGATGTGCAGGCATGGCAGGCCCAGCAGAACGCGATGTTGCAGCAGCAGATGCCGCAACCGGCAGCACCCGCCGTCAGTGAACAGACCGGCCAGCCCGCTCCCGTCCAGACCAACCTATGAGCGCCCGAAAACTCACCGCTGACGAAGCGCAACGGCTGGAAGTGGCCGAGGAACAACTGCGACTGATTGCCAGCCTGGAGCAATGCCCCGGCTATCAAAAGCTCATTCTGCCCCGGCTGCGTGCGGTGCGGAAAACTCTGGCGGACAAGGTGGCCGATGGCCAATGCCAGACCTTCGAAGACTACAAAGCCACGGTGGCGCTCGGCCAACTGCTTGACGTTGAGGTGCTCAACACCCTGACCCATGACAAGAAGCGCCACCAACACACCTATGCCGAGTTGACCGGCATGCCGCATCCCGTTCACTGAACAACCTTCAGCCCCTCCCCATCATGAGCCTTGGAATCATCAACTCCCTTGCGGTGGCCGGCGGCAACATGCCGACCCTCGACACACCGAAGAAAGCCCAGCCCTTGGACCCACCGTTTGGACCCGTGGCTGCGACGCTGCCCACCAATACGCCGTCCCCGCAGTCTGCTGGGAGTTATGCCACCCGCCGAGCGCGGGCTCTGCTGGCGTTCAAGAACAATCTGCGCGCCCAAGCCGGCCCCACCACGGTGGACACCCGTCGCCCTCTGGGCAAGGTCACGCAAGTGGGTGCCTCCGGTCAGGATCCGGCGGCATGGGATCGCAACGCGACCGTGGCCTTTGATCAACTGCCCCCCGATGTGCAGAACGCCTGGGCTGCATTTGCCTATGGTGAAGGCCCGCATCCGGATGCCGGCAACATGGTCGGTGGTGGTGGCGGAGTGAGCCAGCCGTTTGGCAAGCTCGGCAGTGCTCATGCGAGCCCCGGCCCTGTGCAACCCAGTCAGACACTGAGCATGCCGCAAGGTGACGCGCATGTGCTGGCCCAAGTGAACGCCGACAAGACGGCCGGTATCGCCTCCCGTGGAGACGCGGGCAATGTGACGTATGAGAATGGCGCCCGTATCGCTACCGATGGCGCCGGCGGCAAGACGCTGAGCTCACCGTATGGCACTGGCTATGTCACGCAACGCGGTGCCAGTGGTCCACCGACTCCCGCCCGGTTCAACATGAGCAACACCTACGACAAGAATTTCTTTGGGGGTGGTGGGCAGTCCGCCAGTCCGATGGGGACACCACCGCCCGCTCCCGCGACGTCGCCTCTGGCCAAGACACTGCCATCGCCGGCGGCATCCGGCCAGCCTTTGAGCGCGTCAGAAATGGCAGACTACCGGGCCGGCATTACCACGCCCTTGCCCGCACCGAGCACGCCGAACCCTGTGCGCAGGACTCCGTTGCCTCCCATTGACAAGCCAGCGGACACCGCGCAGCAGAGTGATGGTGGACGCCTGAAACGTCCGCTGCTCGGCACGTCCTGAACTCCGGCAGTGCCTTTGCATTGCGTTCAGCCCGTGCTCCTGTCTCCCCACCTTTACTGATTCCATGCTTCCCAATCCGCTTTTCCCTTCTTCCACCCGAGTCCCCAACGGCCGCCAGATGGGAGGGGACAGCGAGGATGATAGCGACCCCAGTCCGGAGGAACAGGACGCCTTTCAGCAGCAGCCCGCCGTCCAGAAGCCCCGCCGCCAGACATTGGCCCCGCCGTCGTTCCTGACGTCCACGATGTCGCCGGATTCGCCGTATGCCGCCGAAGCGCAGGCCTTGGACAAGCAGGACGCCGTGCAGCGTTTTCAGCAGGACTATGCTGCGTTCCAGCAGCAGAAGGCACAGAAGGCCCAGCAGGATGCCGCTCTTGAACAGTCCTACCAGAACGAGAGTCGTCCCTATTTCCGGGACGCCACGGGCGCGATCACACCCAAGCACACGGATGACCAATGGGCCGAGGAGCGCCGCCGCAAGGTGCTGTCCGACCAGATCGATGCCACCCGGGCCGAGACAGAAAACCCTGCGGCCAAGCCCTTGCCCCAGCATCAGCGGGAAAGGCTGGAGAAAGACCTGAAGAAGACGGAAGCCGATGCCCGGATGGGCGTGCAAGGCGTGCTCGACAGCCAGAGCAAAGCAACCACGGGCGGACTGCTGGGATTCGGGGCAACCCCGACCCCGCAGGCGGTGCTGGCCAAGCAACAGCTCGACACATGGAACCAGAACCCCGACCGCGACCTCGGCGACGAGGATCTGAACGTGTTGGCGGGCAGCTCGGACCCCACTCACCAGAAGATTGTCAGCGATCTGCAGGCCAAGCGCGAGGCGCTGAAAGCCGATGACGAGCGGGCCGTGGCCTTGCAAAAGAAGCAACAGGACGCATGGGAACTGCGCATGCGTCGGGACAACCCGTATCAGTGGGCACAGGAGAAGCGGAAGACGATCGAGACACTGCCACCGGACCAGCTCGCCGCCCACATTGACCAAAGCGCGAAGGCGATCCAGGACCGGGAGGCGACCATTGAGCAACGCACGGCGGGATTGCAGGCCCAGCACAACGCATTTCTCGCCGAGCAGCAGCAGGTGGCGCAGGAGAATGCCGCCGCCATTGCCCGCGGTGTGCCGGCGTCCAGCCTTGTCACGGCACACGATGGCAGCACGTGGACCACCACCCACATGCAGAAAGCGATGGAGATCGGCCATCGTTACAACGCCTGGCACGCCCAGACCATCGGCGAGCGGGACCAGATCAACACCGCGGCTTACATGCTGCAGCAGGACAAGGAATTGCATGACCATGCCGTGCAGACCTTGCAAGGCCATGCCGCCGCCGCCGAGGAGAAACGGCAACTCGATGCGGCGAAAGCGGTCAAAGACGAAGCCTATTCCAAGGCAGCCTTGGACATCTACAGCCTCGACAAGGAACAGCACTCTTTTGCCCGGGCCTTGAAGAACAATGATGACCTTGACGGAGATACCGCTGAGTGGAGGCAGGAAGAGAACCAGAAGGAAACCGACAAGCTGCTGGCCAAGCACGGTGTCACGGCGGACGAGATCAAGCCTTATGTGGAGGACGCGAAGAAGCTCGACTTCGACGCCTCGGGAGCCAAGTCGGCCGTGCTGAGCACGGGCAAGCTGGCCGTCAACCCCTCGCTCTGGTTTGATGAAGACGGCTACAAGAAGGCCGTGGACAAGAGTGAAGCCACGCCCGAGGCCAAAGCCGCCGCTCTGGAGATGCAGCCGGTCTTGCAGAAGCAGGTCGCGCAGACGCTTTACGATTCCGTGGCCAAGCATCCCGACCTCAAGGCCCAGATTGACGCCCTGCCGGGGAACGATGGGGCCGAGAAGTTCACGGCCTACGCGAAGGCCGCGAACAAGGACAACTGGAACTGGCTGCGGCAGTTCGGGACCAAGCTCACGGCGGGCACGGACCAGACCATGGTGGACCTCATCGGCTTGCATGATTTCTTCATGGGGGGCAAGTCCGAGGAAGCCCTGAAATACTGGCAGGAACGTGGAGCCGCAGCGCAGTCCCTGACGGGGGTGCTACCCACCAACACCGCTGCCAGTGTGGCCAGTGGCATCGTCGGCAGTGTGCCTTCCATGCTGCCCGCGATGGCCCTCGGCACCGCTGCCGGCGGACTGACAAAAGCCCTGGGCGGTGGCGAGAAGCTGGCCGCCTTTGCGGGAGCCCAGACCAATGCGGCCACGTTTGGCGCGCAATCGCTCGGGGGCACTTACGTGCTGGCCGACGGGGAATACCGCAAGCAACTGCAACCGGAGGTGGAGGCCGGACGACTCAAGCCCGAGGACGCGGACAAAGAGGCCCAAGCCAAAGCGGTCGCGCCGGCCATCGCGAACGGGTTGATCACGACCACGATCTTTTCCCGCCTGGGTGAGAAAGGGCTGGGGGCCATCTTCAAGTCGCCCGTGGCCACGGAGAACGTGCTGAAGCAGGCCATCAATGAGAAGCTGAAGGATTACGGCTATCATGCGGGCATTGAAGCCCTGAAGCTGGGGACGCAGACACTGGCTGAGGGCATCGTGGCCAAAGCCTCGTTTGAGCCTGACAAGAAACCGGGGGACATTCTCGCGGAGGCCCTTGAAAGCGCTGGCACGGGCGTGATTTTCGGTCTGTATGGGGCGTGGCAGCACCGCAGCGCGCAGGCGAAGTATCACGTTGAACGCTCGGCCGCGATCGAGGATGCCGCCAAGAAGGAACTCGACGCCTATGCCCCGACGGGGGAGGACGCTACCACGATTGAAGCGGACAAGGGGGTGGCCAATGCGCTGAAAGACGTGGGGCAGGGCAGCATCGCCAAACTCACCGACCAGCAATTGCAGCAGCTTGGTGTGGAGCGCGATGCATCAGGCACCCTCGCGAACATCAAGGGCGTGGCAGATCCACGGGTGAAGATTGAGAACGGGAACCCGATCATCACGCAGGAGACCCTGGACCGCTTGGAAGAGCGGTTCCCCGTGATCCGGTCCACCATCAGCCTCGACGAAGCGGGAGCACGGGAGCAGTTCGCCAAACAGGCGGAGTCAAAGAAGGCCCCGGCCAAGGTGATCCGACAGACCACGGATGCCGAGTCAGTGGCGAAAGCAAAACCTGCTGAGTCCACCCCGAACACCGAAGCAGCCAAGCCAGGCGAGGTTTCCCGCCTTGAACCCGGAAAACCTGCTGCTGCCACCACGGACAGCACCTATCACCGCGCCCTGAAGCCTGCCGAGATCAAGCAGCGCGATCTGATGGCGACTTACATGACGGACCGCAACGTGCCGGCTAGCGTGGCCGATACGTTTGCCGAGCACAGCGTGCGGGCTCACAGCACGAGCGACGACTACCGTTTGCAGGCGAATGAGGCCATGCAGGACATCCAGAAGCTGGGCGGTGGCAAGCCGGATGTGGGCAGCTTTGCCGAGCGGGCCGAGCGTGCGTTGAAGGAAACCATTGCCCTTAAGTATGGCGAGGCTCCGAAGGAAGCCGCCGGGGGTAAGACAACGGATGTCCCACCCCCGACCGAAGCCAAGAAACCCGCTCCTGAAGGCAACGCGACCGTGGCCGAGGCCTATGACCGCGATCATGGCCGGGTGTTGTGGGAAGCGGATGCGCACACAGTGACCGACAACCCCCAATGGCGCGCAGCGGAGGAGTCCGCTTTGAAGTCTGCCGGCACCGACCCCAAAGACCAGCAGGCCGCCAAGAAGAACATTGAGGCTTTGAAGTCGGCCCTGGCCCAGTTCGCACCCTTGTTCAAAGGCAAAAAGTCCGTGGTGCTCCGCACGGAGTCGCGCAGCGGAGGCAGCTTTATCACCATGGACAGCAAGGGGCGCAATCCCGTGCTGAACATCGATCTGGAACGCTTCGTCGCGAACCACAAGTTCAGCCGATCCGGTCGGGCCGGACGTGCTGCCATGATGGAAGAGGTGGTTCATGCGGTCGCCCTCCAGAAGTTCACGCATGCAGAAATGGCGGGGTTCTGGCGCACCCTGACGCCGGAGATGCAGCAGCACCTTTGGAAGAGCTATTTCGCGACTGACATCGCGGCCGGCAGGCTGCCCGATGCCGTGCCCGCTGACATGAGTGCCGCCCAGCAAGCGGACCTCGCCCATGAATGGCTGGCCCGTTACATCCTGCAAAAGGAGTTCCGCATCAGTGCGGCCGAGGCCATCGGGACCAATCCCGGCCTTCTGAACAGCCTTCGCGAGTTCCTGCGCCGGGCGTTCTCCGAACTCAAAAAGATGGTCCACGGTGCCCCGCCGGACGTGAAGATGGCGATCAACGTGCATGCGGCCACGATCAAGCGGGCCTTGGACGAGATCGAAGCCATGGGCCGCAAGCCCAAGGCCACCGGCAAGGAAAAGGCTGCCGTGGAAGAGGACAACCTCGACATGAGCCCGCCGAAGGAACCGGAGGTGCAGGCGCGCAACCGGGTCACGCAAAAGGCGGTCGATGAAGAGGTGGAACGCCGCATGGCGGATGTGGAACAGCATGGCCTGCTCAAGCATCTGCAAGGCCTGAGCATGGCCCTGCCCAGCAAGGAAGAACGGGCCTCCAGCGGTGAATGGAACTGGCTGCGGGACATTGAGCCCAAGCCCGGCGACAGCTACCAGAACCCGCTCTGGCGGTGGTTGACGGCGGACCGTGTGGCGGGTCGCAAAGGTGGGCCGTTGCTCACCAAGGACGGTGCTCCCATGCAGGATGCCATCAACGACCTGAACGGACGTCGCAGTGGCACGGACGAGAACGGGCAGGCGCAGGAGCCCATCACCCAGCAGAATTTCGGTGAGGAGCTCATGAAGGCATGGGATCAACGCCACAGCCTGCGCGAGCAGATGGCTGCGGACGTCCGCAACGAGCTGGCCGGCGAAGCTGAGGCCGATGGACGGACCAAGAAAGAGGTCAAGCAGGACATGGCTTTCAACAAGGAAGCTTTCCGCAACCCCGATGAGGCCGGCAACAAGACCAGCGTGCAACCCAAGGTGCTGGAAGTGGGCGACAAGGTGACCGTCTCCGGTGAAGAACTGAAGGTTATCGGCAAGACCGAGAACGAGGCCGGCGAGGTGGAACTCGAACTCGAGGATCACAGCAAGTTCGGCGTGCAGACCGTGGACGGTGAGATGCCGATGTGGGTGCAGAAAGTGGAGGAGGGCAAAGCCCCCCGCCGTTTCCCTCTGCACGCCGCCCGGAAAGCGATCGAGGACCGCGACACAATGACTTTGAGCGGGTTTGATACCCCGTTCAATCTGCTGCGTGAAGATGCCAAGACAGCCCCCGCGGCCAAGCCAAGCGAGTCCCCGACGTCCGCTCCCGCCGTGCCGCCCATTGATGCGCGCGCTTCACTGGACAAGCTGAAGGCGCACACACTCAACGCCGGCGAAGTCCCGCCCTTGAAGCCGGACAAAGCCATTTACGTGGGCAAGAAAGCCGAGGAAGCCTTTGCCACGGCCAACCGTCTGCGCGAAGCCCTGAACAAGGTCATCGCCGACCATGCCGCCCAGCCCGAACTGACGGCTGACAAGGCCAAGGAGTCTTACGAGGGCCTGAAGAACGCCTACAGCAAGAATTTGGAAACCCTGGCCAAACTGGAAGGCCAGCAGCTTGCCCTGTTTGCGGCTGACAAGCGAGGCCCCGAGGAGAGGCAGCCGGACCTGTTCGCGTCTCTCATGCCCACGCAGCCGACGACCAAGTTGGACCTCTGGAAGTGGGCGGGAGATGCCACGGCCAAGCCGGCGGATCTTCCCGGACTGGAGACCACAGGACTGGAACTCTTTGACCCCAACGCCTCGAAGCGTTACACTGACAGCAGCCATGACCTTCTTAGCCGCACCCGTTTGGAATCAGATCGCCGCCCAGCAGCCTCTGGAGAGCGAAGCAGCGAAGGTCAGCTTTCGCTTGAACCCCGAGCAACTGGCGAGGCTGGACGACCTCTGGATGAAAGCGGAGACGGAAGCCGGGACACCGCCAGCAGTGGCCCGTTGTCTGCCGACGTGCCTGCCGCTCCTCACCGAGAGTCAGGCGATAGCCGCCTACGTGAGCCAGCACCCGAACCTGAAGGGAGCCCTGCCGGAGATGCTGGACGCGGACGAGTCGAGCGAGCTGATGACCCAAGATTGTCGCCTGTCACCCGAGAACCGGGAGATCCTCACACAGATCTTGTCGGAGCCCCAGTCAGCGGTGGAACGCTGGCACCAGTCAGCTCTGGCCGCGATGAACGCGCCGTAAAAGCGCCGGAATCGCCTGTTTCTGAGGCCCCAACGGTGAAAAAATCACCGTTGACGCCCGAACAGCACGGCGATGTGGCTTTTGTGGAACGCCGCCTGCTGGAAAAAGGCAAGCCCGGCGTCCTGATCACAAACGGGACCGGCACCGGGAAGACGTTCAGCGGGCTGGGCGTGGTCAAGTCCGCGCTCGATCGTGGCGCGCAGCATGTGCTCATCATCGCCCCGTCAGACAAGGTGTGCGGCGACTGGAAGGCGACGGCTGCCGAGCACTTCGGCATTGACGATGCCCACCAGCTCGAAGGCATCACGGACAACGGCGTCGGCAAACGGTTGGCCATCACGACCTATGCAAACCTCGGCCAGAACCCGAGCCTTGTGCAGCGCCCGTGGGATGTGGTGGTAACGGATGAAGCCCACTACCTGAGCCAGTCACAGCAAGGGAAGGGGACCAACGCCCTCGATGCTTTCCGCGCTCTGACATGGCACAAGGGTGGCATTTACACCCGTGCGGAGATGATGCACCCCGAGGACGTGGCCAAGCGTGCCGAACTGCTGGCCATTGACTACCGGGCGCGCACTGACGCACAACAGGCGGAGATTGACCGCGTGAACGACAAGGTGGCCGCCACTCGTGAAAAGCTGCAGGCTGAGCAGGCGGCCATGGGTGAAGCCAAACGCCCGAAAGCCGTCATGCTTTCCGCGACACCGTTCGCCTATCACTTCAGCCTGGACTACGCCGAGGGCTATCTCTTTGACCACGGCCCCGAGCCGGAGAGCCGCGGCTACAACACGCCCTCCGCACGTGATCGGTTCTACGTGGAAAACTTCGGCTACCGCATGCGCACCGGCAAGCTGACCACGCCGGATGCTGCCGCCGCTACGGCGACCGGCATTCTGGAGCGTCGCTTTGCTGAAAAGCTCATGAAGGACGGGGCCATGTCCGGCCGCGCCCTCGAAGTGCCGCAGGACTACAGCCGGCAGTTCGTGCTCAGTGAAAGCGCCCTCGGGGCCAAGATTGACACGATCCTGAAGACCATTCAGGAGAATCCCCGGTTCTCGCCGCTGTCCGAGTTCATCGGCATCGGCGATTACCTTGCCCGCCGCTACCTGCTCGAAGGTCTGAAGGCCCGGGAGGCCGTGGCCCGGATCAAACAGCACCTCGACATGGGCCGCAAGGTGGTGGTGTTCCACGACTTCAAGAAAGGCGGGGCCGTGAACCCGCTCAACGTGCTGTTCAACGACGGGGCGACCAAGACCGTTTACAACACCGAGACGAACCGTTACGAGAACATCAACCTCGCCGAGCGTTTTGCCGAGTTGAAGCAGTCCCTGCCCGAATACGGGCAGGCACAGAAGGAACTCAACGGCCTGCTCTCGCCCATTGATCTCTTCCAGCGCGAGTTCCCGCAGGCGGGCATCTTCAACGGCGACGTCTCCAAAGGCAACCGCCGCAAGATCGTGGACCAGTTCAACACGTCCGGCGGTCCCATGAACGTGATCCTCGTGCAGCGGGCCAGCGGGAAAGAGGGCATCAGCCTGCACGACCGCGATGGGAAGCACCAGCGGGTGTTCATGGACCTCGGCATTCCCGGACGCCCGACCGATGCCATCCAGTGCGAGGGCCGCATCTATCGCCACGGGGTGAAGAGCAATGCCGCCCTGGAATACCTGACCACGGGCACCAGCTTTGAACGCTGGACCTTTGCCCAGACCATCGCGCAGCGGGCCAGCACCGCCGAGAACCTCGCCATGGGCGAGCGGGCCCGGTCCCTGCTGCAATCGTTTGCCACGGGCTACAACGACGCCGAGGCAGGCGCTCCTCATGCCGGGCAGGGCGTGGGAGGCAAGGAGATGGACCATGCCCGCGAGCAGGGCGACCCCTTCACCAATGCCGTCGAGCTCTACTACACGAACCAGAAGAAGACCAGCCGCAACAAGAGCGCCGAGGGCACCGACTACTTTGCCACGCCCGAGCCGGTGGGCTTCAAGATGACCGAGTGGGCGGACATCCGACCCGGTGAGAAAGTGCTGGAGCCGAGCGCCGGCCACGGTGCCATTGCCCGGTTCTTCCCTGACAGCACGAACCGCCATGCGGTGGAACCCTCCCGTGAACTCGCCAGCCGTCTCGCACTCAACGCCACGGACACGACGATTCACCAGACACAGTTCGAAGACTACCACATCGGGAACAAGTTTGATGTCGTGGTGATGAACCCGCCGTTTGGCACCGCGGGCAAGACCGCCATGGAGCACCTTATCAAGGCCACCGGACACATCCGCGAAGGCGGTCGCGTGGTCGCGCTGATCCCGCTGGGCAGCAGCATGGAGAAGCGGTTTGACCAGTGGTATGAAAGCCCGGAAGCGAATGGCTTCCACCTCCGCGCTGAGATCAAATTGCCGGGCTCCACCTTTGAACGGGCAGGCACGGGCGTGATGACCCGCGTTGTTGTGCTCGACAAGGTGACCCCTGAGAAAGACGGCTTCGTTCCTCACATGGAAAGCAGTCGGCGTGATCTTTCCAGCGCCGAGAATGTGACGGAGTTCTTTGACGAGCTCCATCATGTGACCGTTCCCCCACGGCCTGAGATCACTGGCAGTCGTGCCGCAGAACCTGCCGCCGAAGTCGAGGCTCAACCCGCCCCAGATGCGGGCGCAATCCCCCGGCCCGAGTCCACCCTGCCCACGCCCGACACTGACAGCACCTGGAGCCCTGCCGAGTTCAAGCACAGCAAGACCGGAGCCCCCGTGTTTGCGGTCAAGATCCAGCGCCGACTTTCCCCCGAGGAGTTCAACACCGCCCGTCAGAGCGCCAAGGCCCTCGGAGGCTACTACTCCAGCTACAAGAGCGATGGAGCCATTCCCGGTTTCCTGTTCAAGAGCGCCGAGGCCCGCGATTTGTTCATTGGCACGAAGGACACCACGGGCCAGACCTTGCACAGTGCCAGCAAGCTCGACGATGGACAAGACCGCCCCGCCGTGGTAGAATCACCGGATGCTGCCGCAACCGCCCCCAAGCCCCCGCTCCGCAACCGCGACGCCATCAGTGGCGCCCGCAGTCACATCACCGGCAGCCGCGTCACCCGGGAGCAAGGACAGGCAATCAGCGATGGCCATGCCCAACGCCTACGGGGAACTCTGCGCGAGCGCCAGAACGGCGGGCAAGCTGCCGGAACTGGTCAAAGCCATCGCGGGCTCGCTCTCGTAGTCCCTGACCTGACCGCTGAACAGTGGGGCAAGTTGCAAGCCCTGCCCAAGGTCGGCGAAGGCGTGGAATCGAACGTGCATGCCGACCCCGCCGCCGGCGTGGTTTACAAGGTGCTGCAGGATGCCCGTGGGAACCCCCACCTCGGCATCTATCCCCAATTGCTCACGACCGCCGGCGGGAAACTGGACTGGAAGTTCATGCCGGCCACGAACCCGCAGCAACTCGCCGTCCGCGCCGCCGTCATCCATCTGATGGGTGGCACCCCGACGGAAATCCATAGCGTCTCGCCGGATGGTCATGTAATCCTGAAGCAGCCGCTTTCACCCCGCGCCGAGATCACCGGGGGCATGGCCGAGGCCCGTCGTGAGTCCGCGCTTGTGCCTATCCCGGAAAGTGTGGTGCACGAGCAGAACGCCCCGCAGGCCTACGTCGCCAGTGTGGAAGGCCGCCCTTACCTCGTGGCAGACTTGCACGGCGACAACTACGTGACCGATCACCAGGGCGACGCCCGCGTGAATGACCCGATCATCGCCCAGATCCCGCCCGAACTCGTGGCCCGCGTGCCCGGTCTGCAAGCCGTGATCGAGGAAGCCACGGCCAAAGCCGAGGCAGCCGGCGACCGCTCGGCCCGTCTCTTTGCGGCGGACAAAGGCGCGGATGCTGAACCCACCAGCGAACTGGACACCGCCGCCCATGAAGCAGCCACCTCCCCGTTGAATGATCACCCCGAGCCCACGCAGGCCCAGAAGGAAGCGGGCAACTACAAGCTCGGCCATACCCGCGTGTCCGGTCTGGACATCAGCATCGAGAGCCCAGCCGGCAGCACCCGCAGCGGGAAGGACCGCACCGGGAAACCCTGGAGTGTGGAAATGCAGAGCCATTACGGCTACATCAAAGGCACCACCGGCAAGGACGGCGATCATGTGGACGTGTTCGTGGCCAAGGGAACCCCGACCGACTACGAAGGCCCCGTTTTCGTGGTGAACCAGAAGGACCCCGGCACGGGCCGCTTTGACGAACACAAGGCCATCATCGGCGCCCGCCACCCCGGCGAGGCCTCCCAGCTTTACCATGCCAACTACGCCAAAGGCTGGAAGGGCATGGATAGCATCACGACCTTCCCCAGCATGGACGCCTTCAAAGGCTGGCTGGAACACGGGAACACCAAGGCCAAAGCGGTCTATGACCCGAAGCAGAGCATTAATAATGCTACTGAAGAGCGAAACATTGATAAACAAAAGTTCCACGTGGAACAGGCGGATGCGCTGCACGCGGCTTCCAAAGCGAACAATACTGAGACGGCGGAAAACAGCGTGCAAAACGCTGCAAAAGATGGTATATTCACCCGCTTATATGGAACGAAAAACAAACCCTCCCGTCGTCCTCCCCGCAGCTTACCATCCGACGCAACGCGTGAGTATGGAAGAGACCAAGGCGCAAGCGGTGCGAGTGAGGAAGTTGCGCGAGATTCCGGAGCCACGGCCGCCCGAGAAAAAGCCTGGCTGATTGACTGGGCGAGAGACAAAGGCTTGATGGTAGCAAAATTGCCAGAGGAGTGGCAATTTTGGTCAGACCATGATTTGGGAGCCATGGAGCACCATGTTTTCGTTGAGCCTGATCGAGTCATTAAAGTCACCAAAACGGACGGGCACAAGTTCGGTATATTCCCCATTCCCTACAATGGGGAATGGGACATGCGTCCCGCCGCTGCCACTGCGATGCGCTATATGGAGCGACTGGCCATTGCCGCCGACCTGGGAGATGATGTTCAGTTTCATGGTGTATTGCATAACCGCGAAGGAACGCACATCATCACTTCCCAGAAACGGTTTGAAGGTCATGTGCTGGCTGACGTGGCGCGCACGCCAGAAGATATAGCAGCCGCTCGAAGAAAAGTGGCAAAGCATTTTGCCAACCAAGGCTTCCATCCAGTAGGCAGTGACGCCCGGACGTTCTACCGGCCATCTGATAATACCGCTGTTTTTGATGCCCATCTCGGGAACGTCATGACGCAGCAGACGGAACAGGGAGAAATCCTTACTCCGTTTGATGTTGTCTACGCCAGTCCCAAAGGTGCGTTGCTCGAAAATATCAAAGCCTTGCAGCAGGGAAGCAGCATCCTGCACTCCGCCACCAAGACCGACAACACGCTGGAAAACATCGGGTGGAACCACCTCGACAAGGCGGCCTCGGCCACGATGACGAAGGCGTTCACGGCGGCCCGTGAGTCAGAGGCCGGCCAGTCGGTGGAACGGTTTATCGAGAACACCTACAACCACAGGCCCCCCGGCCAGATCGTCAAGAAGGCCGTGGAGTTCGTGAAAGGTCAGCTCGTGCCGAATGCCGTGCTCCCGCGTGAAGTGCGCGCCCTGCTCACGGAAATGCAGATCAAGCAGAGCTTTGCCGCTGAAACCGCGCTGGACCTCACCCGCTCGCTTTCCGGCAAGGCCAAGTTCGCCGACCTCGGCTATCCTGCCGGCTTCGCTGAGAACCCCGCCATGAAGCGCCAGCTCTGGCAGGCCATGCAAGGCGAGATCCCCATGGACAGCCTCGCCCCCGAACTGCAAGCGGTGGCTGCGAAACTCCGCAAGCTGCTCGTGGAGACAGGCAAGGAAGGCGTGCGCGCCGGTCGGCTCGGCATGGACACGTTCGAGCACCTGCAAAGCACCTACCTGCCCCACTACTTCGAGCAGGAGGAGAACAGCAGCACCGTGGGCGGCATCTTCCGCAAGTTCAAGCTCGGCCTGCAGGACGTGAACGCCCAGCGCACCACCGCGTGGCATGTGGTGGACACCGAGAGCAAGGACCCCAAGACCGGCCTTTCCCGTCTCGTGACATGGGACGACAAGGGCAAGAAATGGCGCTTCAACTCGCAGGAGCACCGCGATGCCTTCTACCGTGACTTTGTGCGCAAGCAGGCCGTGGACATGCTCAACAATCAGGGCCGTGAGGTGACGAACCTGCTGGCCGCGCTGGACAGTTCCGACAAGCAGGCCGTGCGGGCCGAACTGCGCACGCTCACCCGTGAGCAACTGGAGAAGCCCGAGGAACTGCTGCCCGCTACCCGTGGCGTCATCAAACGCGCCATCGAGCTTCAGAAATCCCGCTACGCTCCCGAGAAGCCTTTGAGCCTGACCGAGAAAGAAGACGCGGGCCTGATCGCCGATCCCGTCTATGCCGTGGCCCGCTACGTCGCGCAGATGAAGCACGACAACGCCACCGCAGAACTTTTCAACGCCGTGGCTGCCCGCCCTGAATGGACCTCAGACACCCCGCTGGCCGACTTCGTGCAGATCCCGGACAACGCCCGGTTCGGTCGATTGGCCGGGAAACATGTGGAGAAGCACATCGCCGACCAGGTGATGGAACTCGCGCAGGCTCCCGACACCGCCGTGAAGATTTACGACGCCCTGCTGGGCTGGTGGAAGAGCGGGCACACCGTGTTCAATCCCGGCACCCACGTGCGCAACGTCCTCGGCAACCTTGTGTTCACCCAGATGGCCGGCGTGTCCCCGTGGAACCCCGGCAACTGGAAGCACTATGCCGACGGGCTGCGTGCTCTCCGCGAGGGTGGGGAACCGCTGAAACGCATGTATGAAAACGGCGTGCTCGGGGCGGACTTCAGCCGGGCCGAGCTCAAGAGCGCCATCCGTGGCGTGCTGCCGGATCCCAAACTGATCGAGGAGGGCACCCCCTCCCTGCTGATGGGGATCGGCAAGAGCGTGCAGCGGGCTTGGGACAAAAGCGCGAGCAAGGTGCATGAACTCTACGGGCTGGAGGATGACGTCTTCAAAGCCGCCGCCTTCATGAAAGCGCAGGCCATGGGCATGGAGCCTGCCGAGGCTGCCGCCCATGTGCGCAAGTGGTTCCCGTATTACGACCAGATCGGCACCAGCACGACGCTCCGCGGCCTGAAACGGACCGTGATGCCCTTCATGAGCTTCTATCGGGAATCCCTCCGCATCCTCGGCACCGCCGCCAAAGAACGCCCGCTGGCTCTCGCGACCGGGCTGGCCCTGCCTTCGATCCTGACCCAGTTGGCGGCCTCCGCTCTCGGGCTGGATGACGACGACCTGAAGCAGATCAAGAAGGACATGCGCGGCAAGGGCAAGTTCTTCCTGCAGGACACCCCGCTGTTCTCCATGCTCCTGCCGGTGAAATCGGCCAGTGGCCAGTATCAGATGTTTGACCTGTCCAACGTGCTGCCCTTTGCCGATCATCTTGGGCGCAAGATGGAGGACAACGACCCCTCGCCGGCGTGGCAGTATCTGGCCAAGGCCGCGCTCACGGGCGGGCCGATCCTGAACACGATCTACAGCATGGCCACGGGCAAGGACAGCTTTGGCAATCGCAACATCTGGGAGGCGGACATGAGCGACACGGAGAAGGCGGTGGCCGCCGGCAAGCAGTTGGCCAACATCTGGGCCCCCCCGATCGCTCCCGGCGGCAGTGCGTTCAACACCGTTGCCGCCGCCGGCGAACGGAGCACCAACAAGACCTTGGAGAAGCGCGACCCCACCCAGGCTGTGCTGCGGGGCGTGTTCGGTCTCGATGTCCGGAATGCGAACCCGAACCTTTACCGGATGGCGGACGAGTTCCGCGCGGCCAACAAGATGCCCAAGGATGCCGCCTTTGAAGGGGGCAGCACGGGCGTGCAGCGCGCCCGCCAGATCATCTTTGCCGAGATCGCCCAAGACCAGCCCGACCACGCGAAGATTGCCCGCCAGCTCTCTTACCTGCGCGACCAAGGACACGACATCGCGAACGATCAGGACATCAACCGCCTGCTGTTCTACCGTAACCCCACGATGGTGATCAAAGGCCCCGAGAACCAGCAGAAGTTCCAGGGCAGCCTGCGGGGCGTGGGCCGCACCCAGATGCAGGAGACGCAACGCGAGTTCGCGAAGATCCAGCAAAAAGCCCCCGCCGTCATTGCCCAGAGCCGCCGCCTGATGACCCTACCGATGCCGAAATAAAAGACGCAGGTTCCGCCGTGCCCCCTCCACGAGGGCGGCTTGCGCGCGGATCATGGCCAGCCGGTCACTGGGCGCGGCTACGGACCAGCGGGTGTGGAGTTCGTAGTAGTATTGCAGGGTGGTATCACTGGCGCTTTCGCACCTCCGCTGCCACTCGGCCCGGTGGTCCGCTTCAGTGGCTTCTTCCGCTTCGGTCATGGATGAGAAGCGTCCGTAAAGCACAATTGGGCCGTGACACTCACACGTGAATTGTGTCGCAGCAGATCCAAGATGCGCTTGCCTGATTCTGTGGGCACAAAACCTGAACCATTGCAGTTGGAGCAGTCAGGAAATGCATCCTCCTCCGACGAATAGGCATACTTCTTGCCGCTGCAAACTTCACAGACTTTTTCCAAATCAGGCAGCAATGATTCAGTAGATGGGGTGCTCATGGCAGGAGATCAAACTGGCCCTGATGTTCCAGAGCCTTCGGCGCGGTGATGGGAGAGGGGACGGGTGTTGGTGGCAAGGTAAGCCGGGAGTCACGCGAGGACTCGATGGCCTTCCGGGCAAACTCGGCCTTGGTCCACTTGGCCGCGCGTCTGCCGAAAATCTGCCGGCGGTATTGGAACACGAGGGATTCCGCGATGGGCTTGCCCTTGGCTTCTGTCAGGGCCGTGAACTCGTGCCGGGCCATCCGCTTGGGATAACTTGCCACGGGAAAGGTGCAGCGCCGATAACGGGCCCAGCACCACGCTAGAGCCTGATCACTCAGCAGCCGGGGTTGTGCGGGGGTGGTCATGGTTTGTGACTGAGGTTATGGGTTGCAGTTGCGGGGGAAATCAGAACGGAATGTCGTCGTCATCCATGCCATCCGTTATGGGGGCATCGGGACCGGGATCACCTGCCGGTGGCCGGCGGGGTGGAGGCTGCTGCTGTCCGGGGCGTCTCTGACCCTCGGAAGGTCGGCCAGCCGAGGATGTCCGGGGTTCGGACTCGGCCCCATCCGAGGGACGCCGACCGAGGAACTGGAGGTTCTCACCAACCACGCGCAGTTTGGTCCGCTTCTGGCCGGTCGCTTTGTCGTCCCAACTATCAAGCTGGAGGCGGCCCTCGATGTAAACGGGGGACCCTTTGACCAGATACTGCCCGGCGAGCTCGGCAAGTCGTGACCAGACAATGACGTCCACGTATGTGACCTCCTCGCGGGAATCGCCGCCCTCCGTGCTGTATTTGCGGTTGATCGCCAGGCAGATGTCCGCCACGGCGGTGCCTTTCGGGGTGTAGCGCACTTCAGGGTTGCGGGTCAGGTTGCCGATCAAATCGACGCGGTTCAGGGAGGCCATGGGGTGGGTGTCTGGGATGATGTCAGAAGCCCCTTTCTCGGGGCGGGTTGAGATAACGGCGCAGCGTGTTGATAGCCTCCTCGGCGGAACGGCAGACCACGGCGGCATGGCCCTCGGCTCTGAGCCCGGTCAGCCAGGTTTCCTGATCGTCGCTCAACGTGCCGGCATCGCCCGCCTTCATCTCGATGTAAAGGCCGTGGAACCCGCCCCGAGCCACGGGAAGGCAAAGGTCAGGCACGCCCGTGCGGAGACCTTCCCGCTTCAGCTTGGCCATCCGGATGGCGCCCATGGGGATCTTCCGCCCGCCCTTCAGCGTCTTCATCTCGCCACCGAAGAACGCCCCGTTCGGAATGGCATACAGCCAGCGCAAGCCGGGCATGACGGACGTCTGCATGGCCGCCCATGCGATGACCGCGCACTGCATGGAATGCTCGCTGGCCTGCTTAGAAGAGCATTTCATATTCGCCGATGCCATTGCTGTAAAAGTTCTGGGTGTCGGTGATGGTCCAGAGCAGGGTGTGGTGGTGGGTGCTGTCGTTGGCCGGCACCGAAGGCCCGCTTTTGAGCAGGAAGGTATCCCAGAAGGTGGTGGGTCCGCCGTCAATACTGACGCGCTCGAAATAGATGCAGGTGTCCAGAGGCAGCGTCAGCAGCTTGCCGTCGGCATCGGTCATGTTGTCCGGTGTCATCCCGTTGAGCACGAAGGGACTGAGGCAGATGAAACGATGATTCTGCCGGTCCACCCTGCCGGCTCCGAAGAACCGCGAGAAGAACGCATTCTGCCCCGTCAGCCGGGCGAGAATGCTCTGCCCGCCGATGCTCATGAACTCGGCCTGCGTGAGAAACTGACGGAGGGCGGCCAGGTCCAAGGACTGGCTGCGCTCCATGATGATGCCGCGGGTCTGGGTGGTGCTCATGGTCAGATCAGGAAAAGACCCTTACGATGTCATAGGTGTCCGGTCCGGTGGACACGCTGGAATAGGATTGCTCATGAAACACGAAGAGGTCGCCCAGTTGGTCAGCCAGAGTGGGGTCAGCGCCGACAATGAGGCCGTCCGGCGACACCCATGCGAGAACGCATGTCATGGTGACATCAAACCCGGGCCGCATGAAATGATCGGGCACAAGGGGAGGGATCGTAATTTCGCGGGTGCTTGTGTAAGCGACCTTCACGGGCTGGTGCCGTGGTTCTTCCCCGGCAAGGTATCGCATCCCCGTCCAGTGATAGGCTCCCGTGTCCGGCCCACCATGCACCCCAATGGGATCGGCATGCATCTTCTTTTCCAGGAGGATGAACCCGGTGAAGTCCCCCGGCAGTTCCAGATCCTCAAGGGTCAGGCCCTCGTCTGGATAATCGCCGTCCATGGTCGGGATGTCGCCTCCAATGACGTGAATGCGGTCGTTCTTGTCCCTCCAGACCGCTCCCATGTAGCCCGGATTGACGGTATTGGTGCCCACGAGAACACCCAGCGCCTCATAACGTGACCAGCCATCCCAGACATGGATGAACTGCAGCCCCTCGAAACGGGTGAGCACATTTTCCAGCAGAGGCTGGGATTCCAGCATGGCTTTCTCCATCTCACTGGAGAGGGCGTCAGCCTCCGGAATGGAGGGCGTATTGAAGCGGCGGGCGGGCTGAAGCTGGCGGTTGAGGGCAGTGTTCATGGAGGTGTCTCCTCATTGGTCACCGTGGCGGTTTCCAGTTCCGAGCCGGGCATTCCCAGCAGGTGGAACATGGCCGGCTGGGCATCATCTGACCGGAGGGCGGGCACAGCCAGCATGATGAGGGTGCCAAGCACGCCCGAGGCTTCTGCGACAAGATCGCGGGTTTCATCCGCTGCCACCTGTTCGTCGTTGTGCCTCTCGGGTGAGACGTCCCCCAGCAGGGAACGGTTATGGGGCCGGGGCTTGAAAGACTCTGAGAGCAGGCTCATGGACAGGGACAGTGTGCGGAGGGACCAAATGTTGTGCTTGCAAAAGTGTTACAGCCATCCGTGGGTTTAGTCAAGTCATGACAACTGAGGTTCCTACCCAGCCAACACCGACGCCGGACACCATTCCTGTGGCTCCTGCCCAGGCAGCACCGTCCACCCCTCCAGTGGCCTCCGCTCCCGCAGCGGTGGATGCACCCACTCTCCCCCCTGTTACTCCACCGGCAGTGCCGGAGGACGTCGCGGTGAAACCGGGGGCGGCTGTGGACGACTATGAGACATTGCGCAAGCAACTGCTCAGCGGCGAACTCCCGGCCACGGCTCCCGTCGTGCCCGAAACTCCGCCCCCTGCTGCTGCGGCTCCCACCCCCGAGCCAACTCCCGCGCCTGTTGTCCCGCCTCCGGCCGCCCCTGTTGAGGAACCTCCGATCACGATGGATCACAGCGCCAAAAAGCGCCGCGTCCCCACCGAGACCGAGTTTGACCATCTGGTGGTCAACCTGCGAAATTCCGGCCTCGACATGGCCAGAGCGGTCAAGGCCGCCGCGGAACAATTGCCGGACAGCCCGGAAGGCCGCCAGTTTCTGGCGTCACAAGCGCCCCCTGCTGACGCACCGGCCCCGAACCCGCCCGCAACTCCGGCTTTGCCAGAGCTGCCCAAGAGTTCGGAGGACATCCGCACGAGGCTGGAGGCCATTGAAATGGAGAACATCGAAGCGTTCAAAAACTTCGACATGGCCAAGGCTACGGAACTCGCTCAGGAACGCATTCTGCTGAATCGCGCCCTGCCCGAGATCATCCAGCAGGAGAGCGCCGCCGCCGTCCAGATGGGCGAGCAGCACGCCATTGAATGGGAGCGATCCCTGAATGAAGCGGCTCAACTGTTCCCGGATGCCGCCCGCGCTGATTCCGCGCTGACTGTGGCCGCCCGTGAGATCCAGCAGGAAATGCAGGCCAAAGGCGACCCCATCGCCTCCCGCCTGGATTCCGCGCCGCTGATCTATGCCAAGGCCGCCGCCCGGATCGGTTACAAGCCCGCTGCCGCCGCTCCCGTCCCCGCACCGTCTCCCCAGCCGTCCGCACCCGTCCCCGCACCTGCACCCCAACGTCCTCCCAGTGCTGCCATGATCGCAGGCCCCCAGGCCCGCACGACCCAACCGGGTCATTCCGTGGCACCTGACAAGCCCGCCTCGAAGGCCGACTATGAAGCCATGCGCAAAGCCGCGCTGGATGCTGCGTAGTCAACTTTCGTGACGGACACCAGTCCATGGCATGGCCCTTTCAACACTCCTGAAAGGACACACAACGTATGCCTCTCGTAGCAGCCGCCATTACTGGCGACGGACTCGTAACCCAAGACGGCGATCTCCAGCATAAGATCTGGATTGATGGCGCCGAACTCAAACGCGCCGAAGAAGATATCTTCAAAGGCATGGAAGGATCTGGCCCCGAGGCTTTGATCGAAACCGAAATGACCACCAACCGCGGCAAGGGCATGAGTGCCATTTACCCGCAGATCGGTGAGTTCGGCGATGCCCCCCACCAGGGTGGCGACCGCTTCAGTGCTGACGAGGATTTCGAAGAGATCATCGTGGGCCATGATGGCGTGAAGGCGGACTTCCACCGCTGGGCAACCAGTGGCGATGACCGCGCCGAGGAAATCATGGGGATGCGCGGGCAGCTCTTCAACCGTATCAACGAGTTGCATGGCCGCCGCGTGGGCAAGTTCCACTGCCACCATGCCCTCATGTGTGCCTTGCACCTGCCGGATTTCACCGGTCAGAACCGCAAGAACCCCGAGAACGTGGCCAACCCCAAAGGCGTCACCAGCCAGGCGAACATCCTTTCCACGGACACGCTTTCGTGGCAGGGCATCGTGCGCTTGCAGGCTCTCATGGACCCCCTTGGCGGCATGCCGTTCTCAAGCGGACGTGATGCCAACGGCAACGAGATCCGCAGCCGCATGGTCATCCCAACCGCCGCCGCCGCTGTCGGCCTGAACCTCGACCCCGAGTTCATCGCCTACCAGAAGGAAGCCGGCGACCGTGGAGCCACGAACAACCTCTGGGCCGGTGGTTTCCCCCGCGTGCGTGGCAACATCATCCGCGAGTGGAACGTCATCGACCAGCCCGGTGAGGTCAAGGTGGGCAGCCCGCTCAACCCCAAGGCGTTCCTTGGCACCGCGATCACAGCGACGGACAACGCGCTGTTCATCACGGGCGGACGCAATGCGACCGCTGCGGCCAAGACGAAGAAGAAGTGGTTCGAGGACTTCCCGCTTTACGCCTATCCCTTCCAGAAGGGTGTGACGTTGAGCTGGACGGCCCCCATCGGCTGGCAGTTGTCGGACAATGACACGTTCTTCGTGACCGTGGTCAACCCCCCGAACGGTGCGAATGCTGATAAGTGGTGCATCTACGAAATCAGCGCCAACGATGGCAACAAGCTGACCTGCGTGAAGCGTCTCGGCCCCACGGACTCCCATTCTGGCAGTGACATCCAGTATGCCACCGTCGGGAACGTGACCTGGAACAGCACCCGCAACACGCAGGCCCATCCCTCCGGCGCTCTGATCTACCTGAGCACTCCGACCGGCACGCCTCTCGGCGCAACGCCGATGATCGGCGCTTGCGGTCTGCGCCGTGCCTGGGGCAAATACAAGATGGCCCTGATGAAGAACCTCGACACCATCGAAGCGGGCTTCATCCAGGAACATTATGTGGTGACCGTGTTCGGTCATGCCCCACGTCGTGACCTGGACGGTGCCGTCCCCGGCATCACCGTCCTGCGCCACGCGATCGAGTATGAAGGCTGGAACCATCCCCGCCCCACCTTGTTGACGGAGTTCGCCAGCTAACCGTCGGTTCTGGTTGCTTCAGTTCAGGTTCCCCCGTGTTGTCTCTGACTCACGGGGGGACCTTTTCCCCTGCCAATTTCATTCATCCCCAAACCTTGCCCGTCATGTCCAAGATCACCGCCTGCTATTACCTTCCGCACGTCAGCCAGAGCACCGTGGCCGTCGGCAGAGATTTCAAACTCGACCGCACCCTCGGCTTGCATGTGCATGTGAGCGGCATCTTCGACCTGACCACGCCCGCCGGCATGAAGGCCTTTGAGGACACCGGCGCGAAACTGCTCACCAAGCAGACGATTTACCAATGGGTGCCCCGCCCGAAGATCATCATCGAGGCACCCGCCGAGGCTCAGCCCCAAGCGTCCTGTCCTGACTGCTCACGGGCTCATACCACGATTGTCACCACGCCCGCCGGCGAGTTGGCAACCCCCATTCAGGCCCCATCCGCCCCGCAAGAGGTTACCTTGCCACCTCCCGTTCCGGTGGAGACTCCCAGCCTTCCGCCCGCCGTTGACACAGAGTCGCCCGCTGCTGAAGACACGGCAGCCCCCGCATCGGATCCGCCTTCACCGTATGAGGTGCTCGCCGTGGAGGACAAGTTTGTCATTTGCCGCCATGCCGAAGGCCTGGCGGACAAATTCCGCGGCAAAGAAGACTTCTGGGCTGATACGGCTGAAGATGCCGCCAAAGACGGCTTTGCCACGGCCCCCGCCGCCAAAGGTGCCATCACCAAACTGACCAAGAAAGGTTGATCCCTCATGACACTGGCACAAGCACGGGATGATTTGCTCAGGCGGTGCATGATTGCCACCGTCGCCACCGCCCCGCATCCTGTGCTGGAAGACATCGCCGAGAGCATCACGAGCGCCTTTCAGGCCATGTGGTTGAGCCGGTTCGATTTCTTCCGCCGTGTGCCCTATGCGTTCAACACCGTGGCCGGCACGGACAGTTACACCCTGCCGCAGTCCATGCAGGAGAAGCTGGAGCCGGTGCTGCTCAATGGCAGCATTCCGTTGCATCCGATTGCCACCGTGGCCGAGTTCACCACCTGGCCCCTGCGGTATCTCGGCGTAACCGTCCCGACCAATGCCAGGCCCCAGGCCTGCTTTGTGAAGAGCAATTTCCGCGATGGTGAGGACGATGTGACGGCCCTGCTAAAACTGACCCCGACGCCGGACGCGGTTTATGCCATCAGCATGGACCTCACTTATGAGTGCCCGCATTACGTCCGCGAGGACCTCTGTGCTGATCCCTCCCCGGAACTGCCCCTGCCACATGCCTATGCGGAATCCCTGTTTCTCCCGCTGGCCCGCGCCGAACTCATGAAGTCCGCCTATTTCCGGGACAAGGACAAGATTCCCGGCTTGCAGGAATCGGCCACGAATGCCCGTCTCCGCCTCGGTCTGGCTGATCCGGCTAACGGCACCCACACGAACAAGCCGTCCACGGCCCTCACGGCTCCTGCCCCCATCCAGCCCTCATGACCTCCGTTGAATTTATCACCCGTCTCGCTCCGTCCATTGTGGAATCCGGACAGGATTACACGGGGCTGATGTCGGTGGATCAACTGGCCCTGCTGGATGCCATGAATGACGCCATCCGGCAGTGGTTCATGGCCGCCCCCGCCCGGCTGTCACGGGGCCCGGTGAATATCACCCTGCCCGCTCATCAGACGGTCACGCTGCAGCTCACGAACGGCAGCCGGAACGTGCAGACCTCTGCTTTCACCACGTTGCAACGCGGCTGCTCGTTGCTCATCGAGGGGGATGACGTCTGGAATGAAGTGAAGGACACCGCCGAACTGGCCAGCACCTACAGCGGCACGACCGGCACGCACGACGCAGTGCTGCATGGTGACGCCTATGCGTTCTATGACCTCGGCGTGATGCAACTCCTCAGCCACCCCGTCTGTCTGGATACCCAGCGCCCGCTGGTGCTCGATGAAACCATCTGGCGCAATGACATCCAGTATCGCCGGCAGGAGCGCACCACATGGTCCAACTGGCTCCTCTACGGCGTCGGCACCGGTGACCCGACCCACTACAACGTCACCAACGGCATCGCCTCGCGGGGTTCTGCTGTGGTGGATGTGCTGCATGTGTTCCCCCGGCCCTCCCGTCCGGTCCGTCTGCTGTTTGAGGCTTTGCACGCCCCCTGCAGGATGCCCATGACGGCCCTGAATACACCACAAACCCTGCCCGTGCCTGATCACCACTGCACCACGGAACTGCTGCCCATCGCCCGGGCTTTGCTGGTGGGCCATCCCAAATTCCAGGGTTCTGCGGCTGCCACACTGGAAGCCGGCGGAGCGGCCTTGCGTGATGCCGCCGCCGTTGCGACCCAGCACCACACCCCGAACAACAAAGTCCGCACCCGGAGGGGATTCTGACGACTCATGCCCGCCGCCCAATACGTCCGCGCTGCCGAGCTTCGCAGCACCATCGTTGACCGTATCAAGTCCATCAATGCCGCCGTCTGGGATCTCAGGCAGAGCGGCATCGTGGCTCTATTGCCGGAGAAGGTGGAGTTTACTGTCATCGTGGTGGATGATTTTTCAGCGGTTGCCCGCGTGGAGTCCACTGCCGCCGCCGATAGCAGCGTGATGCCCCAGGTGATCGAGACAACCGAAAGCACCCGCAGCGGCCAGCAGATCAACGAAAGCGGTTCCACCAACCAGAGGGAGACCGGCACGGAAGCCAGCACGGCAACGTCCAACGATCTCATCGGCAACGATGGAAACGACCAGAGCGAAACCAATTACACCTATCAGACCTGAGTCATGGGCACCATTGCGAAATCCATCCAGACCAACCGACGGGGTTCGCGGCAGACGCGCAACACGAGTGATGTCCGCAATGGCACCCGTTCAGGCGTATCGAGCGGCACCTCCAATTCCGCCCGCTCCATCGGCGGCACCACGGAGACCTCCACGAGCACCAAGCACGCGGTGACCAGCACGGGCAGCAAGAATGCCACCACCATCTCCCGCGATGACATCGGGAATCAGATCACGTTTGTCATTGAACTGCCCTCCCGCCAGCCGGTGGATCCTGCTTCACTGGTCGGCATCGGGTGTTGATTCGAAACCATGAGCTGTGACTGCTGCAACGACCTGACGCCTGCTTATCCGTGGACCCAACCGTCCCCCGGAGTCTATCAGTTCGCGCCGGTGAATGTGACCACCAACAACTCCCTTTTCCAACCCGCCCCCGCCGGCGGTCCCTTCATTCCATCAAACCTGTCCACCAGCACTGATCCCTTCTTTGCCGCTGCGGATGGAGTCATCACCGTTTCCGCCTCATGAGCACCCCTGTCATTCAGCCACCCGCCAACGGTTCCGGTTCTCTGGGCACCTCCTTGCAGCAATGGGGGGAGGTTCACGCCGCCAGCATCAAGCGTAATGGCGTCGAAGTCCCCACGGCATCGGATCTGGCATTGAAAGCCGATGCCAGCGCCATGACCACGGCACTGGCCAGCAAGGTGGACACCTCGGCCTTGGGGGATCTTGGCACGCTCGACACGGTGGGAACGGCCAAGATTGATGATGCATCGGTGACCGCCGCCAAACTGGCGAGCGATGCCGTTGCCACCGCCAAGATTCAGGATGCCGCCGTTACCACCGCGAAGCTGGACGACGGGGCGGTGACCGCCGCCAAACTGGCTGACACGGCGGTGACTGCCGGGGAATACAGCAACCCCGTGATCACCATTGACGCTCAGGGCCGCATCACGGCGGCCGCCGATGGCGATGCCGCACTGGATGCCTCAGCCGCCATTGCCGCCATTGCAGCGGCCATTGCCGGAGCGGGAACGGTGACCGCCAGCAGGGTGGGGGATGTCATCACGTTGCAGATCAAGCCGAAGGTGAGCCCCTCATCAGGGCAGGGCGCTGTGTCCTATGACACCGATGGGATTTTTGTGGTGCTCGGCAGCACCGACAAGCATGCGGCCTCCGGTGCCGATACCCGTTTCCCCTCCACCCTGGAGAAATCTGCCCTTGCCGGCACTGACGGAACGCCCAGCAGCACGAACAAGTTCGTCACCAATTCTGACCCCCGGCTCTTCTCCTTGCCTCTGGCGGGTTTCCTCCAGAAGCTGGCGCGGGACAACGGCGGCGATTTCTTGGACTCAGGGGATGGAGCCAGCGGGGAAGATGTTCTCGTGTCCGGCAATGATGCCGATACGGGCACGGGTGGGAATCTCGTTTTGCAGGCGGGCCACGGGCCCAGCGGAGATGGGCAACTGACTGTAAAAGCCCCTGACCTGATCGACGGCTTTTCTGTGGCGGGAACTGCCGCCAGCGTGGCGGGCATTGCGCTGCTGACGGCGCCCGACGTGGACGCCCAGCGCACGGCGCTGGGAATTGATGGCACGAATGTTCTTACACCCGGCAGCACTGTCATGGTGCAGCCGGCAAACAAAACGGTGCTGGCTTTGGAGCCTGCACAGCATGAATACCTTTACCTGGACACATCGGGCATGGCGGCGGGCCATCGGTTCACGATCGTGGTCACGACATCGGGCACGAGCAGCTACACGCTGACGTTTGGGACCAATTTCAAAACCACCGGCACCCTTGCCACCGGCACCGTGTCCGCCAAGACGTTCGCCATCAGCT